TAAAACCTTTTTATGTATTACAGAGATGATGAAATATGCATCAAAGGTAAATCAAACTATATGGTATGTAGCACCTACATTTAAAATGGCTAGAGAAATTGTATGGTCTAAATTAAAAGAAATTTTACATTCGTTTAATTGGATAGAAGAAATAAATGAAACAAATCTACAAATAACAATCAAAAAGACAGGATCAAAAATATCATTAAAAGGTTGTGATAATTATGATTCATTAAGAGGTGTAGGAATAGATTTTTTAATATTAGATGAGTTTGCTGATATTGATGAAAAGGCATGGACAGAAGTATTAAGAGCATCTGTTGCTGATACTGTTGGAGATGTTTTAATGTGCGGATCCCCTAAAGGTTATGGTAATTGGTCTTATAGAATGTACCTTAAAGGTCAGGGAGAAGATAAAGAATGGAAAAGTTTCCAATTTACAACTTTACAAGGTGGAATGGTTTCACAAGATGAAATAGAACAAGCAAAACAAGATGTAGATATTAGAACATTTAGACAAGAATTTGAGGGTACTTTTGAGAATTATGCTGGAAGTGTTTATTATAATTTCCACCCTGTTGAAAATGTTAAGCATAAACAATTAGATTGGACAAAACCTTTACATATCGGAGTAGACTTCAATGTCGATCCTATGTCAGCTTCAGTATCTCAAATAGATGGAGATATAATACATTTTGTTGATGAGATTGTAATTTATTCAAGTAATACTGATGAAATGGTTGAAGAAATAAGAAATAGATACGGATCAAAAATGAAAATATTTTTATATCCTGATCCAGCATGTAGGCAAAGAAAGACATCAGCTGGAGGAAGAACTGATTTAACTATATTACAAAATGCTGGATTTAGTGTTAAATGTAAATTAAAACATTCTCCTGTGAGAGATAGAATCAATGCAGTCAATTCAAGATTAAAAGATGCAAATGGAAAGAGACACATCTTTGTTAATCCATCTTGCAAAACAATCATCAATGGTTTACAAAGACAGATATATAAGGAAAATACAAATATTCCTGATAAGGAAGAAGGATTTGACCATATGAACGATTCGATAGGATATTGCATTGAAATTTTAAAACCACTTATCGCTCAAACAAAACCTTTTAAACCATCAAGATGGACACATAAATAATATGGCTTACGGTAGAGATGAAGCATTAGAAACTCATAAAGATTACAAAGAAAATGTAAACTTATGGGAGTATTATATAAGATCGTATAATGGTGGTTATGATTATATGGTCGGTCAATATCTTAACAGATATAATTTAGAATTAGATAATGAATTTAATCAAAGATTAGCAAACACTCCTTGTGATAATCATTGTAAAAATATTATTCAGATTTATTCATCATTTTTATTTAGAGTCAAAGCAAGTAGAAATTTTGGATCAATGGCAGATGAGTCTAGTTTAGAATCATTCTTAAAAGATGCTGATCTAGATGGAAATAGTTTTAACAATGTAATTAAACAAGCACAAAATTATTCTTCTATTTATGGACATTGTTTTATGATTTTAGATAAACCTAAAGTCACAACAAATACAAAAGCAGAAGAATTAGAACAAGACATAAGACCTTACTTATCAATTATTACTCCTGAAAATGTTTTAGATTGGAATTTTAAAAGAGAAATCAATGGAAAGTATTATTTAGATTATTTAAAAATTAGAGAAGAAGTAGATAGAAATGGTGGAACTTATATGAGGCTTTGGTATCCTGACAGAGTTGATACAGTCTATATGAAAGATGATAGAACAGAGCCAAGTTTAATAGATACTGCCGATAATCTGATTGGCAAAATACCAGCAGTTATTTTATACAATTCCAAAAGTCACAAAAGAGGAATTGGTCAATCAGACCTTACTGATATAGCTGACTTACAGAAATCTATCTATAATGAATTTTCAGAAATTGAACAATTAATTAGATTAACAAATCACCCATCATTAGTTAAGACTCCAAGTGTAAATGCAAGTGCTGGAGCTGGTGCTATTATAGAAATGCCTGATGAGATGGAGCCAAATCTTAAACCTTATTTATTACAACCATCAGGACAGAATCTTCAAGCGATTATGGATTCTATAAATTCTAAAACAGAATCTATTAATAGATTAGCTCATACAGGAGCAATAAGAACAACAAGAAGTCAAATAAATTCAGGAATAGCATTACAAACAGAATTTGAATTATTAAATGCTAGACTATCTGAAAAAGCAGATAATTTAGAAATAGCAGAAGAACAATTATTTAGACTATATGCTTTATTTCAAAATGCTCAATTTGATGGCGAGATAAATTATCCTGATACATTTAACATAAGAGATTATGCAACTGATCTTGCTTATTTCCAACAAGCGAAAGCAATTAATATTGAATCTCCTACATTACAAAAAGAAATTGATAAAGAGATTGCAAGAGCAGTAGTAGATGATGATGAAAAATTAAATATTATTTTTGATGAGATTGAAGCTCAAAAAGAATTAGGACAATTCACTCAAGACGAAGATCAACAACCTGATCAAGAAGTAGAAGAAGAAGAAGTTTAATGAATGGCGAATATAGTAGAAGACTTTGCAAGTTATCGAATCAGAGCGATAGAGGTTGCTGAATCTGAATACTATGAAACATTAATCAGAACATTAGATAAGATTGAAAGAGATGTCATTGCATTAGCCAAAAAAGAATTACCATTAAACGATCAAGCTAAATTATTTAATCTTAAATCAGCAGTAGCAGTTCAACCTTTAATCAGACAAGTTTTAGAAAAAGAATATTTAAGATGGTCAGATACAGTAGTAAGACAAGGTTTTACAAAACAAGCAAAAAGAATAGAAAAACAATTTAAAGAAATATTTAGTTTAACATCATTAAGGAATCAAGAAAGATTTATGCAACTTAATAAATCTGATTTAACACTAATTCAAAATCTTAAAAGACAATCATTTACTCAATTTAAAGATGTATCAAATACATTTACTAGAAGATTATCAGAAAAGATTTATCAATATACATTAGTAGGAGCTGATCCTGTTGATTTAGAAATAGAATTAGGCAGAACTATTAATGGTATATATGCGAGTGCTAAAGATGAAGATGTAAATAAGTTAGTTAAGTCAATTAAAAAAGATGAAGTAAAAATTAGAAAATTAGATAAAAGAACAAGACAAGGAAAACAATTAAGGCAAAAATTAGACAAGAATATTCAAACATTACAATCAAAATTTGCAAGAGATAGAGCTGGCGAGAATATGAAAAGGTATGCTGGTCAGATATTAAATGATTCTTTAAGAGAATTTGATGCAACTCTGAATTTAGCTAAATCAGATGAAGCTGGATTAACTTATGCAGTTTATCTAGGTAATGTTATCCCTACAACTAGAGATCATTGTAGGCTTGTCAGACAAGGAAGATATGATAAAAGAAATGGTGGATTATTTACGAAAGATGAAGTTAAGAAACTTTGGCGAAAAAATTGGAAAGGAAAAAAAGGTGGAGACCCTTTTATCGTTAGAGGTGGATATAACTGTCGTCATCAATGGAGCTTTGTCAATCCTGATTGGTATGATGAAAGCGGAAACATAATAATAGAATAGGAGTATAAATGTCCGAAGAAACAAAGATTGTTGAATCTCAAAATCAAACATCAGAATCTACAACTGAAACACCAATAGTAGAAAAGGCAAAAGAAATGACTTTTAGTCAAGAACAGCTTGATAATATAATCAAACAAAGATTAGAGTCAGAAAAGGCAAAACATCAAAGACAATTAGATGAAGTCAAGAAAGCTGAAGAAAATGCTCTGAAAGAGAAACAAATTCAAGAAGCAAAAACTAAAGCTGATCTTGAAAAATTAATGCAAGAAAGAATATCTGAAAAAGATACTGAAATACAAAATATGAAAATGGAGATCAAGAAAGAAAGAGTTGATAATCAGATTCTATCAGTAGCATCAAGAAATAAAGCAATATCGCCAAGTCAGGTAGTATCTTTGCTTAAAGATCAGATAAGACTCACAGATGATAATAAGGTTGAAATACTTGATAATAATAAAAATATTAGGTATAACGAAAAAGGAGAAGCGTTAACTATTGAAGAAAAAGTTAATGAGTTTTTAGATGCGAACCCACATTTCCGTCAAGGGTCTATTGCTGGAACAGGAAGCCAGAGCGCTATCGAGGGTAAAACTGTAAAACCTTTTAACATTCAGGATTTAGACATGAGTAAGGCAGAAGATCGTCAGAAGTATGCAGATTATCGTAAACTTCGAGATTCAAAACCTACTCAAATAAATTTAACTAATAATAAATAATAAAGGACAAATAAAATGGCAAACGAAAGCACAAGTTCAACGCTCTCGGAATTATACACAGAGATCGTTGCTGAAGCATTATTTGTAGCAAGTGAGCAATCAACTATGAGACCACTTGTAAAAAATTATGCTATAACAGGTGGTGGAAAGTCAGTTGAAGTTCCGATCTACTCTGCAGTTTCTGCAGCAGCAGTATCAGAAGCATCTGATTTATCTAACACTGCAATTAACCCAACATCTGTAACTATTACAGCGTCAGAAGTTGGTATAATGACAACTCTAACTGATTTAGCAAGAAACTCTGCACCAAGAAATGTTGCGGCTGACATTGGTAAATTATTCGGAGAAGCAATTGCAAAGAAAATCGACACAGATTTAACAGGCAAGTTTGATGGTTTCTCACAAGAAGTTGGAGATGGAACAGCGGCTTTGAGTGCGGCTAATGTATTTAATGCAGTAGCAATACTTAGAAAAAATGCAGTTCCTATGACTGACCTAGCTGGTGTATTCCACCCACTAAATGCGTTTGATTTAAAAAGTAATTTAACAAACACATTCGTAGGTAGAGACACTGAATTATCAAACGAAGCATTAAGATCAGGTTTCGTTGGTAATGTTGCTGGTGTTCCAATATTTGAAACTTCAAATATGGCTGACAATTCAGGCAATAATCCAGGTACAACAGGCGATTACAAAGGTGCAATATTCCATAGAGATGCATTAGCATTAGCTATGATGCAAGACCTTAAAATCGAAACGCAAAGAGACGCTAGCTTAAGAGCTGACGAAATCGTTGCAACTGCTGTATATGGTACAGGAGAACTTAACGATACTTATGGTGTTGAATTAAATGTAGATTCATCAATCCAATAATCGTACTTTTATCAGGGAGAGCAATCTCCCTGATAATCATAAGGAGAAATTATGGACATTAAATTAACAAATGGAAAAAAAATTATAATTAGATCGAAAGAACAATACGAATCTAATATTCAGCATTTTAAATTAAGAGGATTTACCCCTGTTGATTCAGTAAAAAAAGAAATAAAAAAAGCGACAGTAAAAGACATTTCTGATAAAGTCGTTGCTCTTAAACCTAAAAAAAGAAAAACAAGGAAAAAGAAATGAACAAAATTATAATGATGAAAGCAAAGAAGTGGTCAAAATGGGTTTGGGTTAAAGCAAAAAATAATCCAATGTACTCAATACCATTAGTTTTAATTATAGCTTATTTAGTTTGGAAGTAGTTTATGGCTAATTATACAGGTGCAAATGTTATTACAACATCAGATGTAACTAAATATCAACCTGATGCTTTTGATTTTGGAATATCAACAAGTGCAACTGAAACTACAAATTTTTTAGCACAAACTACAAATGATATTTTAAGAGCATTAAGAATTGAATGGTGGCCTGTATATAAAACAAATATCTTTACAGATATAACAGTTCTGAATACTGCAGAGATGGTCAATACAAAAGTTAATTTAGATCAGTTTGAAAGAGCTGGTGTATATTTATTTTTAGGAAGATTCTTCTGTCCAGCATTATCTAAATTTAGACCAGAAGCAGAAAAAGATAGATTTGAAAGAATGGCAGAATATTACATGTCAGAATATAACAAAGAATGGCAATCAATTTTAGAAGATGGTGTTGAATATGATACAGATGGATCAGGTACTATTGTATCAAATGAAAGAGAGCCATTACATGGATTCAGAAGATTAAATAGATAATGGCATTAGATATAAAAATACATTCTAATGTAAAAAAAGTTCAAGCTAGATATATTAAATTTATAAATAAGTTTCCTCAAATAATTAGAATGGGTTTAGATCAAGCTGGAGAAAATCTTAAAACTATCGTAGTTGACCGAACTAATAAACGAGGACTTGATATGCATAATAGAGATTTTAAAGAATATTCAGAATCTTATTCTAATTTAAAAGGTAAAATTAAAGTAGATTTAGAAGATAGTAATAGAATGTTGCAATCTATATCATCTAAAGTAGTATCAAAGAATAAAGCTCAAGTTTTTTTTAGAAGTCAAAGAGAAGCTACAAAGGCATTTTGGCATCAAACAGGACAAGGTAATTTACCTGTCAGAAAGTTTTTTGGATTTAATAAAAAGGTTGAAAAAGTCATACAAAAAAACTATGAAAGATTTATTAAGAAACAAATTAAGAGTTTAGGATTATGAGTGTTAGAGAAGATATTGCAAGTCACATAGTTTCAACTATTTCAGGTATATCAAGTCCATCTATTAAAAAAGTAACTAGACAACCTTTTCAATTAGATGAATTATCTCAACAACAATATCCAGCAGTATTAGTTCAAACTATTGAAGAAACAAAAGAAGATTCAGAATTAGGAAGTGGAGCTAAAACTAGAATTAATGTTTTAGAATTTGGTGTAACTGCATATGTCACAGGAACTGATAGCAATATAGATACTCAAAGAAATACAGTAGCAAGTGCTATTGAAACAGAACTTGAATCAGATATTACAAGAAACAATAAAGCATTAGATACAGAAGTAATCTCTATTGAAACAGATGCTGGTACATTATTCCCTTATGGTGCAGTCTTATTAACAATTAGAGTAATGTATGAACATCAATCAGCAACCCCATAGAATAAATGTCAGATAAATCATTAGATAAAATAGAAAATAGAATAGATCAAATAGAAGAAATTACAGATAAGATTTCAATAATGTGTGCTGAAATAAGAGATTTAATTGAAAAGCATAGAGAACATGATGATGGTATTGAAGATGAATTTGATGATGATCTAGATGAAGATTTTGAAGAAGATGATATTGACGGAGAGGAAGATAAGTAGTAAAAAGCGATATGGCTAAAGACATAAAATTATATAAAGATGGTCACGAAGTAATTATCAATGAAACACAACTTGATAATTTTTTAGAACTTGGCTATAAGAAAGAAAAAGAAAACAAACCAAAAACTAATAAGGAACAAAAATGGCAACACACCACGGAAAAGAAGGCGTAGTCAAGGCTGGTGGAACTGCAATTGGAGAATTGACAGGATTCACATTAGAAACTACTGCTGATGTTGTAGAAGATACAGAATTATCAGATGCAACAAAGTCATTCGTAGCTGGAAGAACATCTTTTTCAGGCTCATTAGAAATGAGTTATGATGAAAGTGATTCTCCTCAACAAACATTAACTGTAGGTAGTTCAATAGCTTTTATTTTATTACCTGAAGGTGCAACATCAGGCGATGAAAGTTTTACAGGCTCTGGGATTGTAACAGGAATGTCAGTTACTAATGGAATGGACGCAGTTGTAACTAGATCAGTGACTTTTCAAGGTACAGGAGCATTAACTAGAGGTACTGTCTAATAAGACTTTATGAAGTTAATAGATTCTGCTAAATCTCATTTTGAGTCATTAGGCGTACAGTCTATTGAAGTTGAAGAATGGAAAGATGAAGCTGGTAATCCAAGTGTAGTATATTGGAATCCTATAACCTTATCTGAAAAGAATAAACTTTTTAAAAAATCAGATAACTTAAATGATGTAAGTATTCTTGCTGACATATTAGTTATGAAAGCTATCGACAAAGATGGCAATAAACTATTTACATTAGAAGATAAATTGGCATTAATGCATAAAGTTGATTCTGATGTATTGTCTAGGATAGCCACAGAAATGGTAAAAGCTATCAATCCTGAAGAAGTAAAAAAAAACTAAAATCTGATCCTCAATTAAAGAATTGTTTTATTGTAGCTGATAGGTTAAAAATATCCCTAAAAGAAGTTTTACAAATGGAAGAATGGGAGTATAACTATTGGCTAGGCTATCTTTTATTAGAACAAGAAGAACATACAATAGCTATGAATAAAGCAAGGCATAGATAATGGCACAAAATTTAGTATTAAACATTTTAGCACGAGATAAAACAAGACAAGCCTTTAACGGTATTCGTGCTGGACTTTCTAATTTAAGAGCATCTATATTTTCTGTACAATCAGCATTGATAGGTATTGGTGGTGGTCTTGTTGTTAGATCATTTGTAAATGTTGGTAGAGAAGTAGAAGAACTAGGAATTAGATTTAACTTTTTATTTGGTAATGTAGCAGAGGGTCAAAAAGCATTTAAAGGTTTAATTGACTTTGCTGGTAAAGTTCCTTTCTCACTTGAAGAAATTGCATCTGCATCAGGTAACTTGGCAGTTGTTACTGATAATGCAGAAGAACTACAAAAGGTTTTAAAAATTACAGGTAATGTCGCAGCAGTTACAGGATTAGACTTTAGAACTACTGCAGAACAAATACAAAGATCATTCTCATCAGGTATCGGAGCAGCAGACCTTTTTAGAGAAAGAGGTGTTAGAGCATTACTTGGATTTAAAGCTGGAATGACAGTTACAACAGAAGAAACAATAGCAAGATTTGAAGAATTGTTTGGAGAGAATGGTAGATTCTCAAAAGCAACAGAAGTTTTAGCAACAACATTTACAGGAACATTGTCAATGCTTGGCGATAAACTATTTAAATTTAAACTAGAAACAAACGAAGCTGGGTTTTTTGATTTTGTTAAAAATGCACTAGTTGTCATTAACAGAATGATTGAGGAAAACTCAAAAGCATTAAGTAATTTTTCTACTGCAGTTGGTCAAGGAATGGTTAACTTTATAAAACAATTTATTTTAGGTATGGCTGGACTTATGGATATTGTAGCACCTTTGTTTAGAGTTATTAATAATGGTCTTGCTGGACTTATAGAAATTGTTAAAGCACTTCCTCCAGGTATCAGAGAAATGGGTATCATAGGTTTCTTGATGCTTGGTAGAGGTGGTAAAATAGCTGTAGTTGGTATTTTAGCTATATTAAAAAAATTAGGTGTCGATCTAGACGAAATAACAAATAAAATTTTTGGTGCTAATGATCAAAAATCTATGGGAATGATGTTTAATAAGGCTAATGAATTTATCAAAAAAATAGATGAAAATATTATAGCATCAAAAAAATCTATGGACGAGTTGATGAAAAGTGCAACTAATTTTACAAAAGAAACAGAAAAAGCTGGAATAAACTTACAAAAAATAAAAGACAATATTTTAGAAGCATTTAAAAAAGACTTTGAGTCTATAAACACAACAATAGGTAAAATGGCACAAAGTGGATTAAAAGCATTTTCAAGAAGTTTAGCAGAAGCTATTGTTTTAGGTAAAGATTTAAATATGTCTATGAAAGAATTAGCACAAAAAATATTAATAGACTTGTTATCATTTACAATACAAATAGTATTACAAGAGGCTATTAGATTTGCATTAGCTGGTAAAATTTTTAAACAAAAAGATAAAGAAAAAAATACTGCAAGAGAGTTAGGTATTTTAAATAGTATAGACAATGCATTACACATGACAAAACTTCAAACATTAAAAGCACAAACAGCAGAAATGAAAAAACAAAAAGATATACAAACAAAATCAACATTCTTAAATATTGCTTCTAGTTTTTTAGGATTTGCTAAAGGTGGTGCAGTATCAAAAGGCAAACCAATTGTAGTTGGTGAGAGAGGTGCAGAATTATTTGTTCCAAACTCGTCAGGACAAATACAACAATCAGCTAGAGG